CGCAGCAAATGCGCCTATAGTTCCGGTGGCCTGGGGGGAACGCGAGGTGGTATTCCACCTGCAGTTCCTCGCGATCATCGCTCGTCAATGCAGTCCGCAGCGCTCGACCTCGCCAGAGGAGCTACATGGCTCTTGGATGCAAGCCTACTTCGCCATGGGCTGGGTTTATGGTGAAAAGTACGACCTCGCGGTAAAGACGCACCCTGACCTCGTGCCGTACGCGCAGCTGGGGCAATTAGAGCGCGACAAAGACGCGGTCTTCGTGGCGCTATGCGAGATCGCACGGCAATGGATCTACGACGTGAAGCCCGAGGCTCCCTTGCGGTATCCGCAATACCTCGCGTGCCCAGAGGGGTTCTGGGAGTCCTCGTATGAAGACCCAGCACAGGCACGGTGCAGCGTCTGTAAGTTCCCAGCGACAGCTCATAAACGGCTTTAAAAGGAGAAGCAAAATGCGTGACGAGCAAGAAGATAGGCTGAAGAAAGCAGCACCGCAAGCTGGAACGCAGACTGGTGCAATGCGCGAACTCACCTGGGACGAGTGCGGCATCGAGGAGAAGGTGGAGCGGCTCAGGCGGGAATTCCGCATGGCTCGCGACATCCAGGAATACACCGCGCGTACTGCTGGCGACGCCGCGGAGATCGCGCGGGACCACAGCCACGGCGACCATGGCCAGGTACTGACGCCAGTCAGGCGACATGGCGGCCACGCCGAGCTGGCCGGCTCGGGCCGCGGCTTTGACCCCCTGCGATGACTGCGCTCCGGCCCCTGCTTGGCGCGTCAATCCAAGACATCGATACGGCGCCGTATCCCTGCCTGGCCTCGTTTAAGCTTGACGGCATTCGTGCTATTAAGTACGGGCCTGAGCTGCTCTCGCGCACGCTCAAGACAATTCCTAACAGGTCAGTACGTGCGCTTCTGGCTCATGTACCTTCTGGCTGGGACGGAGAGCTCATCGTTGGAGAGCCGAATGGTCCAAAAGTGTATCGGGACACAAACTCGTACGTCATGGCCCTGGATCGAACCGGAGCCAGCGTTCGATTCTTTGTCTTCGACAATCACGAGGCAGGCGGCGGATTTACTGCGCGATTAGAGACCGTCTATGACATCCCTCCCTACGTGGTCAAGCTCCCTCAGCACAGGTGCGCCGATGCAGTCGAGGTGTTGGCGCTCGAGCGCCGTAGTCTCGAGCTGGGCTACGAGGGCCTTATTCTCCGCCATCCTGCAGGACGGTACAAGTACGGTCGTAGCACCCTGCGGGAGGGTTATCTTCTCAAACTTAAAAGGTTTGTTGACGCTGAAGCCAAGGTAATTGGCTTCGAGGAGTTAATGCACAATGCAAACGAGGCAACCGTTGACAACCGAGGCTACGCCAAGCGAAGCTCTCACGCCGAAGGAAAGATTCCAATGGGAATTCTGGGAGCACTCGTCTGCGAAATGGGTGGAGTGGAATTCAGAATTGGGACTGGTTTTACACAAGGTGATCGCCGAGAGATCTGGACCGATCGAGATAGTTATCTCGGTAAGCTCGCTAAATTCAAATCTCTGCCCATTGGAGTTAAGGATGCGCCGCGTCATCCAGTCTGGCTAGGATGGCGGAGCGAGATTGACCTGTGAGTAATCCCATGCTGTGTGCAGTCGCGGAACCTATAGGCTGAGCATGTCACGCGACGATAAAGGTATTCAGTCCTTGAAGTCACAGCATGGCCCATTTTCTCAGCGCACAACGTGGGCAATAATGCCCGATTACTACCACCATTAGGAGCTACCATGAACGCCGAGCGCATTAAGCAAATCAAGGACGTCGCCGCAAGCCTAAGCGCGTCGAACGACGATCTGTCCACCATCAAGGACGAGGAGGGCGAAGTAAACGAAAACATCAAGAGCGACGCCGAGAAGGAGCGTTCGGACGCCGCCCTGGAAGCGCTAGAATCAGCGACCGACGACCTCCAGACTGTCATCGACAACCTCGGGTCTATCGAATGAGCGACCCTAACCCGATAGCAAACCCAGTTCTCGCTCGCGGGCCGAAGGTGCTCTTACTCGGCCTCGAGGGCACCGGCAAAACCGACTCCATCCGCACGCTGGTCGAGTCAGGCCTCAAGGTGTTCGTCGTGTTCTCTGAACCAGGCATGGAGGTTCTTCAGGACGCCTCGCGCGGACGCAAGGTGTACACCTGCGCCGAGGGCCTCCACTGGCGCTATCACCCCGTGGCCTCGCCGTCCTTCGCCGACCTGGCGAACTCGGCCGACCTGCTCAACAAGTTCTCCTTCGAGGCCCTGTCGAATATGGCACCTGCCAATCGCGAGAAGTTCCGCGCGTACTGGGAGGTGATGAACACCATGAGCAACCTCATCTGCGAACGCTGCGGCGGCAAGTTTGGCCCGGCTGATCACCTCCCCTATGACCAGTGGGCAGTCGTCAACGACTCGTTCACGTCAATCAGCCGGGCCGCTTTATACCTGCACATCGGCACCAAGCCGGGTGTGCACAAGGGCGAGTATGGCATCTGCATGTTCAACCTCGAGGGGTACATCAACAAGTTCGTCGGCGACATGCCCTGCATGGGCGTGATGCTGGCGCACGTGGACAAGGAGCCCAACGAGGTCACCGGCGGCATGGAGAACATGGTGGCGACGCTCGGGCAGAAGCTGGCGCCGAAGATTCCCAGGCCGTTCTCGGACGTGCTGCTTGCGAAGCGAGACGGTGACAAGTTTACCTGGTCGAGTATCGAAAGCGGCTTCCGCCTGAAGACTCGTAACTTCGCCTTCTCCGGCGCGATACCACCTACGTTCGTGCCACTGGTGCAGAAGTGGAAGGAGAAGATCAAGGAGGCCGCAGCAGTAGCGGCAGCGGCAACGCCGGCCAAGGCCGCATGAACGCGTTGCCCCTGCAGGATAGAGCAATACTTGACCGTCAGCTCGAGCTGGCGTGCGACGCTTCGCGCGTTGATATAGTGACATACGGCTTCGGCGCTGGCACCGCGGCGATAAACCTGCTGTACAAAGCGCGGCGAGCACGAGTCATCATAGGCGGAATTCTAGATTCCTCCAAGGCGCAGGGGCTCGCGCAGCTTACTCAGTGGCCGTCACGGGAGCCGCCACGCATACGCTACCTGGAAGGTTGCCACTCGAAGCTGTTCGTAGCCTGCCCAGGGAAGATCACAGTCGCTATCATCGGCAGCATGAATCTCGGCGCGGGAGCGACATTTGAAACCGCTGTCGAGCTCCATGGCAAGCCAGCAGAATTTTTCGCCTCGCTTTTCAATAGCTATTGGAGACGAGCCGAGCCAGTTGAACCGCTCGACCTTGAGACAATCTCAAAGACCCTAGAGTCGAGCGAATTCATGACCGGGAAGCATTTCCCGTGACCACAAGCATCTTTTTCCATCCATCCAAGGAGTTAGCAAATGCCACCTGATCTACCCAGCACGTTCTCCGTCGAGGCCTTCAGCGCCGGCTCATTCGAGGGCAAGGGCGATACCCGCCGTCTGCGAATCGACCCGAAGGAGTATCCTGCCTTCGTCGTCGGTCCCTGGGGCGAAAAGACCAAGCTGCGCGTCGAAAAGCAATACCTCATCCTCGACGTGATCTGGCAGCCCGACGACAAGGAGCAGCAGCAACGCCTCGCGATCGAAAAGCTCCCCACGGTGCGTCAGTCGGTTTTCCTCGACCTCACGCCGTCCGGTGCGCTCGACATGGGGCCGTACAAGAACCCCGACTTGAACAAGCTCCGCGAGGTCTTCGGCTTGAACGCCGACGGCCAGAAGTGGTCGTTCGCGGACTTCGTCGGCAAGCCGGCTCGCATCAAGGTCGAGCAGAAGCCGAACAAGGACAATCCTGCCGACCCCTTCACGAACGTCACCGCTGTGGTGCGCGCGTAAGGCCTTTGGGCCGGGACAGCCCTATCGTCCCGGCCCAAACTGCTGCTATGCTTGACATTCCGCTCAGCCTAATCGTCATCCCCGAGAATCGCTTCCGGCGAGACTTCGACGCGAAAAAACTGCTCGAACTCAAAGAGTCGATTCTCCGGAATGGCCTTTTGAACCCAATCACAGTGGAGACCTCCGGTGCGAACTATACGCTCAGAGCTGGAGAACGTCGGCTACGTGTTCTTACGGAGATCCTACGATCAGGCGGTTCATTTCGCCTGGGTCGTCAAGCGTATGCTGGAGACCTATTGCCAGCCGTCGACTTCGCCGAACTCACCGTATTGCAGCGGCTTGAAATCGAAGTCGAGGAGAATTGCGTTCGCGCTGACTTTACATGGCAAGAACGCAATCGGGCCTTTGCTCGTTTACATGAGCTTAGGTCAGCCCAGAATCCTGCGCAGACAGTCGCAGCAACTGCATCGGAGATTCTGGGTAAACCCGCTGTCGGTGACCAGCGCATGGCCGTATCGGATGCCATCATTATCAATAAACACCTCGACCGCCCTGAGGTCGCAAAAGCCAAGAACGAAAAGGAAGCGCTTAAAATCATCCGCAAGTCGGCCGAGGCCGTTCATAGGGCCAAGCTTGCGAAGACTTTCGATGCTTCAAAGTCTCCGCACACTCTCCTGAAAGGAGACTCGCTTGAACTGCTTCGAACCCTCCCTGCTGGTAGCTTTGACGTCATTCTTACTGATCCTCCTTATGGAGTTGGTGCCGACAATTTTGGCTCTATGGCAGCGACTGGCCATGACTATGAGGATTCCAAGAAATACTGGGAGGAATGCATGGCTGTTCTGCCTGATGAGTCATACCGAGTCGCTAAGGAACGAGCGCATGCTTATATATTCTGTGATCCTCGCAACTTTGAGCGGCTCGCTACTCTTATGGTCCTGGCGAACTGGACAGTGTTTCCAACTCCAATAATCTGGGACAAGTGCGGGAGTGGCATGTTGCCATTTCCTGAGCACGGCCCGAGGAGAACGTATGAGCAGCTTTTGTTCGCATACAAGGGCGATCGCAAGACGCTTATGGTTAAAAGCGACATCATACGGATCTCAGCGGTTAAGAACCTCCGTCATGGAGCGCAAAAGCCGGTGGCGCTTTATGAGGATCTCCTGGGACGAAGTGCTATGCCTGGTGATCGTGTGCTTGATTGCTTCGCTGGCACTGGCCCCTTACTTGTTGCTGCCAATCGACGGAGCCTGGTGGCGACACTGATCGAGAAGGCGGAGGACGCGTACAACATTGCCCTGTCGCGGGTTTTCGAAAGGGAAATAGACGACGGAGCGATCGAGGAGGACGGTCTGCAAGACGTGGGAGTTTAACATGACAAAAGGAGGTGATACAATGGGCAAAGGACGCCAGAAACCCAAGCGTCGCCCGACGCCAAGGCCGTATTAGCCATGGCAGCAACAGCCACGCGAGGCCGCAATTCAACCCTGCATCAGCGGTTGAAGGAGCGGCTTCGCGAGCTGTCCATCAATGACCTCCTGATTGCAACATTACCAGAACGTGACGCCGTAAGGAAGTTCGGTGACAAAACCGGCTTCGCGTTCCGCACTGTTGCGTTTCGAGACGTTCTGTACATCATAAGGATACGCTAATGGAAGCCTGCGCCGGATTTATACTCTGGACTTTCATCATCGCTATTATCATCGCCGCCAGGGCGAACACAAAGCCGCCAAGGAACGGAGGCGAAACCGACTAAAATGAGTGCCAACGACCGCCAGGTCGAGGGGGAGCACTATTTGAAATACGGCCAGGTTCAGCCATGGGACCTGTGGTGGTTGTGGAACCTGAACCCATACCAGGCCTTCATTATCAAGTACGTCGTGCGCTATCGAGACAAACACGGCGTGCGAGACCTCGAGAAGGCCCTGCATACGATAGAGAAGCTGATAGAACTGGAAAAGGCACATGAGCGAACACCAGGCGCTAAAAAAGCTTAACGTCGGCTGCGGCGGGCAGAAACTGCCAGGATTTGTCAACCTGGACAAAATAGATTATCCTCACGTCGATATCCAGTTCGACCTCGAAAAGTGCGCCTCGTGGAACCAGATGCGTTACCGCGACGGCAGCGCAGTTCTCGACAGCACCTTCGACCGCATGGTGCTGTCGCATGTCATCGAGCACATCGTCAACCTCCTCCCGATGATGGAGGAACTCTGGCGAGTGATGAAGCCAGGTGGAAAAATGGCGGTACTGTGCCCGTATGGTAGCAGCGACAACGCCGACGAGGATCCGACGCATGTCAGGCGGATCTTCAAGGAATCCTCGATTTACTTCTCCCAGGCCGTTTATGGTCAAAACGACTACGGATACCGCGGCGACTGGGACACCACGCAGAGGATTTTTATCCTCAACAAGAGCTTCTTCCAGGACGAGGCGACGGACGTCCAGATCTCCGCGGCCATCGAGAACATGCGAAACGTAGTGACGGAGTTTCAAATGGAACTCACCGCGGTGAAGCCGTGCAGGGCACCCGGCTCCGCCGCGCCGGCGCCAGTAGATTTCTTTCGGATGCGCTGATGCTAAACAAGATCGGCGACGTCCGCATCTGGGCCAAGAGTGGGCCGATTATCATGGCTGACGGTGAGATTTGGCTGCCGGCCGATGGTAGGCTGGTGAGCAGGAAGGCCTACCCGGTGCTATACAGCAAAATCGGCATGAGCTACGCCGACGAGGACAAGCGGTGCTGCAACGCAGAGCTGTTCCCATTGCCGGACCTGCGAACGGAGGCGGAGAGAAATGCTGACAAGGAAACAAAAACTGACTCTTGAGTTTATCAGGCTTTACTCCGCCAGGCATGGCGCGAGTCCGACCTATGCAGAGATCGGGCTGGCATTGGAAATCTCGACCAGCGCGGCGTTTTTGCGCGTGCAGACGCTGGTCGCGAAGGGCCTTTTAACCACAAGCAGGATGCACCGCCGAATAGTGGTGAAACATGCCGGTAAAGACAAAAGCGTCGGGTCCTGAAAACGCCGAGGTGATGATCGTCGGCGAGGCACCAGGGGCTGAAGAGGAGGTCGCCGGAGTGCCCTTTGTTGGGTCCTCAGGCAACGAGCTGACCAGGATGCTCCACGAGGCGGGCTTCGTCCGCACGGAGTGCTTCCTCACGAACGTCTGCAAGTACCGCCCGCCTATGAACGACATCGAGGCGTTTTTTCTCGACTCGAAGTGCACGAAGCCTAACGAGATGATTCTCGAGGGCATGGGCGAGTTGCGGGCTGACATCGCGCGGGTCAAGCCGAAGTTGATAATCGCCCTTGGCAATACATCCCTCTGGGCACTCATGGGCCAGCGTGGCATCACCAAGTGGCGTGGGAGCATGCTCGGCTATCACGACGCTATGCTCATGCCGACCTACCACCCCGCGCTGATTCTCCGCGAATGGAGCTGGCGTTCAATCGCAGTCCACGACCTTCGAAGGGCCCGCAATGCGCTCGCTAACGGCCGATGGCCAGAACACGACACGAAGTTTCTTCTTCGTCCAAGCTTCCCAGACGCTATGGATTGTCTGGGAGACCTGCTCCGTCGAGCAAACAGCGGACCTTTATCGATATCGAGTGACCTGGAAACTCGAGCGGGTTTCATCGCCTGCCACGGCATCGCCTGGAGTGCGCGCGAGGCCATAAGCATCCCCTCGATGTGCGTGGAGCGACCAACGGGGTATTTCACTGCGGAGCAGGACCTCGCCATCTGGCAGCGAACACGGGAGCTAATGACTCATGGACACGTTGAAGTTATCGGACAGAACTACCTCTACGACGCGCAGTATTTCGCGCGCAGGTGGGGTTATGTGCCCAGGTTGCAGCACGACACTATGTTCATGCAGCACGTTGCGTTCGCTGGACTGCCAAAGGGTCTTGATTTTCTGTCCTCGATGTATCGCACTCATCACCGTTACTGGAAGGACGAAGGGAAGAATTGGAATCCTAAGGTTCCAGAAGATAAACTCTGGGCTTACAATTGCGAGGACGCAATTGCTACTTGGGAAGTTCGATACGCGCTAGAGAAGATCATTCGAGACCTCGGCCTGTGGGACGTCTATAGATTTCAAATGCACCTGTGGCGACCGGTGCTGCGGATGATGCTGCGAGGGATTCGTATTGACCAGCTATTGAAAGGCAAAATCGCTGGTGACCTCCTCCAGGCAATCGACTCACGCCAGAGGAACCTCGACTACATCGTCGGGTATCCGCTGAACGTCCAGTCGCCTAAGCAGATGGCGAACCTGTTCTATGAACAGCTCGGATGCAAGCTTGTTCGAAACCGCAAGACCAAGCAGCCCACCTGCGACGAGGATGCGCTGCTGCTGTTTGCCGAGCGCGAGCCATTGTTCAGACCGGTGGTAGAGCTCTGCATAGACCTCCGCAGCCTCGGCGTGATGATGAGCAACGTGATCCAGGCACCGCTCGACGCTGACGGCCGGCTGCGCTGTTCGTTCAATCCAGCCGCGACTGAGGTATATCGCTTCAACTCCTCCAAGAACGCCTTTGGTGGAGGGACGAACATGCAGAACTGGACCAAAGGCGACGAGGAGAACGTCCCGAGCGAGATCAAGGGGTATCCGATACCTAACGTGCGGAAGCTCGTCGTGCCGGACCTGGGCTTTGAGATTGCCAGCATGGACCTCGCCGGAGCCGATGCGCAGACCGTCGCCTGGGAGTCCGGCGATGAGGATCTCAAGGCGGCCTTCCGCGCCGGCGTCAAGATCCACGCGCACAATGCCAAGATGATGTATCCAGGTAAGGCCAT